AGCGCACAACCGCAATGGCGCTTTACCGCCTCACACGCATCCACGAACAGCCCCATATCGGTTGCGTCGTTCTCGTTGCCGCCAAGCAAAGCCCTCGCCACGGTATCGACAAACACCGCACTAAAGCTATGACCAACCCCATCGATAGTGCGTATTAATCGCTCTACCTCGTCTGGCTCTCTGAACCTGACTGCAATCGGTAGCACGTAAAATGGTACGTCATGCGTTAGCTTATGGTGCGCTTGCCACGCCTTTATGCGCTTACCCAGACCGCCAACGCCCTCGCCAGCTATATATAGCACCGCGCCTGATTGCGTTAGGTTAGATTGCCACGGTACACCATATGCTATGGATAGCGCCATATCGATAGCGATGAAGCTCTTACCGGCTCCCGGCTCACCATACAGCACGCTCAGGCCATGCTTTGTAATCACGCCGTCTATTGTCCACTCCACTGGCGGCATATTGCGTAAATAATCGATGCTGTATAGCTCAAACACATCGCCCTTTGGTTCAATCGGCTCTGGCTCTATCTCTGGTGCCGTTGATATAACCGGCGCTTGGTTGACCAGTTCACGTAAATCGTCTGGCTGATATCCTTGGTTGAGCCAATCCACTATATCGCCCTTGTTAGGTAATCCCGGTAGACTGATGCGCTTTACCTCTTTGGCTATGCCAACGAGATGCGCCGATACCTGTTGTGCGTGCTTTGCTCCGGCCTCGTCGTTATCCTCGATGATAACCACGCGCCTATCCTTGAGGTATTTGTTTAGCTCTGGTTGCCACTTACCGGCACCGCCATGCGATGTTGTGGCAAGGGCGCCAATGCTTGTGAGCCTGTCAGCGCACTTCTCGCCCTCAACCACAAACACCACCTTATTTGTGTCGGATAGGATAGACGGTAGGTTGTATGGCACAGGCTCAACGCCGTCCATCTTCCAAGTGTAACCGCCCTTGCCGTCAGGTCTGCGCTGCCGGAATGTTTTAGGCTCGTATCGCACGACCTCATAGGCAAGCTCGCCATCTGCGTTGTAGTATTCGTATATCTTGCTTATGTACTTAGCCGGGGTAATTGCCTCTTGCGTTTGCTTGGGTATGCCAAACTTACGCTCTAGCGTGTCTGGTAGACTGCGTAAGGTAGCGCCCTCATGCATCTTTACCATTTGGATCACACCGCCACCCTCGTTAGCCTCGAAATCAAAGAACGTGCCTTTGCGTAAATCTACGCTCTTACTGCCGTGATTGCCCCAACGTAGCTCGTGACCGCGTCGCTCCTTCGGCTCCCCCCAGTAATGTACAGCCACCTGTTCTATATATGCTGCTATATTATTACTCATGTTACATTTCCCTGTTGCTCCCTTGGTAGTTTAGGCGTGTCCGGGACAGGGAGAATAACCCGGACACGCCAACGACATCAGAACAAATCTGAGCCGGTTGGTTGCGGCGCTGGTATTGGAGCAGCCGCTACAGGTGCCGGGGAGGAACCAGCACCATCCATTGCGCTTGGGCGGTCTATCCATTCGGATATAGACCACTCAGGCGCCTTAAACCTCAACTCACCTTGCGGCGAGTTAACCTTAACGGTTTGCAAGCCAGAGATATTAACGATAGGCACCTTGCCCTCGTTATGGCCCTTCTCTGCCTCAAATTGGTTGTGCAGTACGTCGAGCGCTTTGATAACCGTCTTCGCGCTGTGACTGAATTCACGCAAGCCTAGCTCTGGCTTGTATATCTTGAGCCTAAACGCTTGCTTGTGTTCATCGCTTGGTTTTTCTGGCATAGCCTCGCCCACCTTTACCATGCGAAAATCAGGTGCGCCGGATGCAAATGATAGCCACCCCACCTGTAGGTTTTCAAAGTCAAACGCAATTTTTGTTGGCAGCGATAAGTCTTCCTCTTGCTTTTCCCACATACCATTTACGTTAACTCTGTCCTGTTTAATAAAGTCACCGCTCTTCGCATCAAACTTTATAATTGGTAGGATATCGCCCCCACCTGTGCTTTCCATACTTAAACCTAACGCCATAATCTATTCCTTTTCATAACGCCATAAACGACTGATAGGGTCAGCCACCCATTGCCTCATGGCAATTCTTTATAGTCAATCCAATCTGCATAGCTATCTGCGGCACGATTGCATTACCTAATCCTTTAATTCTGTCCACCCTTCTGGGTATCCCATTAGCCACTCTACCCACGTTGGGTTCAGCTGCCCAGAAACCCCCTGCTCGGACACCGGTTTCGGCAAATCTCTCTCCATGCCCTTCATGCTCCGACCGCTTGCGCCCTTCCAATCTCTGGCTTGCACTGTCGGGAACATTTTCTTCATTCGGGCTGGCTCCAAACTCCCACCTATCATTGCCTCGGCTTCCTCTCGCGTCACTTCCCCTAAATAGACTTTCTGTCGCATCTGTCTGATGCTGCCCTTTGACCTTGCTCCGCTTGCTGTCGGTGTGGGCCACATCTTGACGCTGTCTGCTAAATTGATACTGTGACTGCTCTTCCCATCCTTTGACAACCTCCTGCCCTTCGGTGTCAGGGTCATCTCTTTGTGCTCTATTTCCTGAGTTGTTGGGGTTGGCCACATCCTCGCTTGGTCTGATAGGTTCGCCCCAAATTTCAGGTCGGGGTTCGTCTTGCTGATGCGTCTGCCCTTCTCGTCTAGTTGCCTCGGCCCCCCCGTGCCGTCCGACGTTCTCGGTGTAGCCCACAATCCAAACTCTGTCCCTTCGGTGCGAGGCATCGACACTTGCAGCCGGAACAATAAACGGCCTTGTGGCGTAGCCATCGGCTTCCAAGTCAGATAGCACTTCGTCGAGGCCCATTGAGACGTGACCATAAACATTCTCGAAAACGCACCAAGAGGGTCTTTTGTGTGCAACAATCTCGCGGATGTACGGCCAGATTGCTCGGTCATCTTCTGTGCCTCTGCGCTTCCCGGAATTTGAGAATGGTTGACAAGGATACCCGGCAGTAAGAATTGTATCTCGTCCCCCGGCTGGGATTTTTTCTGGCTCATTTGCTAACACCTTTACATCTTCTTCGATTGGCACATCAGGCCAATGCTTTGCTAAAACCTTACGGCTCCACGGCTCAATGTCGCAGAACATGACCGGGCTAGATAAACCAGCCCATTCAAACCCAAGCGCAAAACCACCGATACCGCTACACAAATCTATATGTTTAAGCACTATCTGCCTCTCTGCAATATCCAGACACCCGAACAGCCGGGTAGTCATGTTCTAGCTGCACGCTAAATAATTCCTCTTCCATTATTTTAGTCATGCGACACACTTGCACGTTGTTAAATGGATTGCTGTGACGCAACACGTTGCAATGCAAATCTGCGTTACTTACACCGACACATACCAACAAAATTAGCTCGAACATAATAGCTCCCTCACGACCATGCAGAAATCGTCGAACGATAACTCGCACGCATAGAACCAGTCATACTGCTCTGCCTTATCCATCGCTGGCTTGTAGCTCGATAGATTAACGAGACACTGTATCGGAATGCGCCAACGCTCCTCTAGCCTGTCGCCCTTATATACTAGCGCCGGATACTTACCGGCCTTCTCAGCCGCCTCACACGCCTGTGTCCACCACTTTGGGTCAGCAAATGCGCTCGTTGTTTTGTATCGCTTGCACTCTATTACAAAAGGAAAAGACACATCCTCGCAAACTAAGTCAGGCAAACCAACCTCTCTCGTTTGCGCCAGCACGCGCTCAAAGCGCATTCCAAGCTCTGCCTCTAGCCTTGTGCGAACATCTCGCTCGTATGCTGCGCCTTTATTGCGGCTGTTTGTCATCTTTTGTTGCCTCACTCATGACGTTTTCTGGTCTCATAGTACGCACTGTACCTGTCGGCTCGTCCTTTATGTTAGCGTCTACAAACCCACTCTCGCACGTCTCACCCTGACAGCACTCTTCGACAACGAGCTTGCACACCCGGCATTGCGTGTGACCGTGTACCTCAACCGGCGTGGTTGTGCATTGGCATCTAGGGCAAGTCATTTCGTTGCTCATTTGTTGGCTCCTATCATTTGGTTGATGCGTTGCGCTATCACTGGCTTGCTTTCATCACGAGGCGTCAAAGCGTTATCCAGTATCTCGTCAGCGAGGCTCGCCATACTGCGATGCGCTGAGTTATTGACGGCAGCGCGTAGCTTCTCAACGGTGCTGATACGTAGCCTCAGTAGGGTAGGTTTTGTGTCTGTCATGATAGCCCTGTAATTTTTTTCTCTCTATCCCTTGTAATAGATATCAACATGATATATATACTTGATGTATGGTTGACGTTTTATTGATGAACAGGGGAATATAATGCAATACATCGCTTACTACCGTGTATCTACCCAGCGCCAAGGCCAGTCAGGTCTTGGCCTTGAGGCACAACGCGCCGCTATCTCTGGCTACGATATCGTAGCGGAATACACAGAGATAGAGAGCGGCAAGAAGAACAACCGCCCACAGTTAGCGCTTGCACTAGCGCACGCCAAAGAGCTAGGCGCCACGCTTCTTATCGCAAAGCTAGACCGGCTCGCACGTAACGTTCACTTCATCACTGGCTTGCTAGAAGCTGGCGTGCCTATCACTTGCGCTGATATGCCAGAGGCAGACCGCACCTTCCTACAGATGGCCGCAGTATTCGCGGAATGGGAAGGCAGACGCATATCTGAGC